TTACTTTATATCAGTCATTTAATAAATAACTAGAAAAAAGGAAATGTGGATAAGATGTATGTATTTATAGCAAGGTATGAGAATATTGATATAGGAGCAGAAGAAAATATTATCATAAAGGTTGACAGTCAGATGTTTAAATCTGAAAAGGAAGTTTACTTAGAAGCAATGGCAATCGCATATGACATACAGAATGAAAAGTGTTCTTTCCTTGGAATTGTATTTGATTATATCGAAAGGTAAAAGGTGACATTATGAAATTTATTGATTTATATGAGGAATACGACAACAAATTAATACCACTTGAAGATATGGAAGATATAGAAGAATGTGAGGAAGTGGTTAGAATTGAAAATAATGGTGTAAGTTCTGAATACTATCCAGCACATTGGTATACTGCTTATAATATATTTGATGATGAGATTAACTTTTATTTATAGATTATAATTAGTTATTATCATCTGCCACTAGGCTTTATATAAATTACCGACAAACCTACAACAGAAAGCGACATGCTGGTAGATGTTAATATATAAAGAAGCAACAAAAACAAAGACAAGAATTTAAAGGAGAAAAAAGAAATGACTAAAAACAGCACAGACAGAAAGAAGTATGAAGTAACAATTTTAAGAGAACCAACAGGCGCACTTGACAATGACCTTTTCAGAATAATGGTATCAAAAGGCGATATTACAAGCACACCTATTACAGAACTTGTAAATGAAAGATTAACAATTAACGGCACTTGCTCTGTACATGTTGTAACCGATGAAAAAGAGTTTAATATCGAATATTACAACACAATCGAAAAAGGCATTGTACATTGCGGCGGTGATACTTTATTTACAGAAAGCTATAGTGATTATAGTGAGTATACAGATAATTTCATTGTAAAGAAAGTAAAATGTAAGAAGGGAAGTTCATACAAGGCAGTTCCAGTTATGGAAAACATTCACACAGCCGACGCCGAACCAGTACCTTTTAACTAACATCAAGCCGCCGCACACGTGCGGCGGTATTTTTTAAAGGAGTTAATATCATGGAAAAAATAATATTAAAATTTATTAAGGACTTTTCAAACAGGAATAAAAGAGTTGACTATATTTTAGATTTTAAAAACAACTTTATCTGCTATAAAAATTGTGCATTATACAAAGCAGATTTAAGAATGTTTAACTATGATTATATGTCCGAAAATGGCGTTAGATTAAATGATTTTACTCAAATTCTAAACAGTGAAAAATATGAATACAATGTTAAATTCGATTGTATAAGAAAAATTGATAAAATCTCTGTTTATTCATTCAATCTTGATAATATGTTTATCTCTGTTGATGAAAAATTAGTTAAGCTTGTTGATAATGCTATACAGATAAAAGGAATAAGTCCTTATAGTCCTGTTAAATTCTATGATGAAAATGAGAACTTATCTGCCTTAATTCTTCCTGTAAAGTACAAGAGGTGAGAACATGACCGACAAAGAAAAGCTACATAAACAAGTTATCAAAAATGTAAAAAAAGTTAATGCTATGTTACAAATGTTAAGAGGTCAAATAGACAAAAAACACCCAGGCTGGGCGGCTACACGTATGTTAAATTATTTAAGCGCAGATATAATCAATGCAGTAACGGATAAAGGCTACATTAAATTTAATAAAAATTTATCCGTCGGACAGATGAACGCTATTTTAAAAGCAACAAATAATTTTTTAAAAGCAAAAACATCAACTGTACAGGGAGTTATAGAGGCAAAAAATAAAATAATAGCTGAATATCAAATTACACAAGATATCACTTATGCACAAGCTGAAAGCTTATATGCTTTCTTTGAAAGCGAAGATTACAAAATATCTGATGAAGTTAAATATGAAGTACAAAAAATAGCTATTGAAATGGATAAAAAGAACGCTGATGATATGTTTTATCTTGAACGTGTGAAGCAATATATAGATTATGGAAACGACGAAAATATGAAAAAACAGTTAATAGATATATTCCATATATTTAATAAGAAATAGAGGTATAGTATATGCAGTATTGGAAAGAATACAAAGGACATACATGTGAAGTCCTTGGAAAAACAAATAAAATAGATAATACTGTGTATACATTCGATATAGAGACCACGTCATATTTAATTTTAAATAATAGAGTTTATCAATCATTGGAATATCTTAATTTTTCTGAATCTGATAGAAAAAATTCTATAAAACAAAGCTGCATGTATATATGGATGTTTGGTATTAACGATAAAGTATATTTTGGCAGAACATGGCAGGAGTTTAAAGAGTTTATTGAACTATTAGAAGAAAATTGCGAAGAACGAAAAATTATTTTTGTGCATAATCTTTCGTTTGAGTTTCAATATCTTAAGAGTATATTCGATTTTGAGGAAGTCATGGCACGTAAAGCACATAAAGTAATGAAAGCAAGTCTACTTGATTATAACATAGAGTTTAGGTGTACATATTTTATGAGTAATGCCGCACTTTCACAACTTCCAAAACTTTTTAACTTGCCAGTACAAAAAAAGGTAGGTGACTTAGATTATTCAAAATTACGTAACAATTTGACAAGAGTTAGCAACAAAGAATTAGGCTATTGTGAGTATGATTGCTTAGTTGTATATCACTATATATTAAAGGAACTTGAAGAGTTTAACAGGGTAGATAAGATACCACTAACGTCTACCGGACACGTAAGAAGAGAACTAAAAACTTTAACTTATAAAGACTATTCATACAGACGAAAAGTCAAAAAAGCTATAAACACTGACCCTCATGTATATAATTTATTAGTTGAAGCTTTTGCGGGTGGATATACACATGCAAACTGGATATATACAGATGAAGTTTTGTACAATATTGATTCTTGGGATTTTACAAGCTCATATCCTTATGTACTTGTTACAGAAAAATATCCATCGACAGAATTTAAACCTTGCAAGATAAAACGTGTAGAGGACATGTTAGATTGCTTTGCTTATCTTGTGAAAGTCAAATTCTGTGGTATATCATCAAAGTATTATAACAATTTTATTAGTAAATCTAAGTGCAGTTATATCAAAGGAGGCAAATATGACAATGGTAGAATTATGAAAGCTGATGAAATAGAAATAGTATTAACTGACTTAGATTTTAAATTCATATGTGATACACATAACATAGAAAGCTATGAAATAGAAGAAGCTTATTACTCTGTATATTCATACTTGCCAAAATTATTTATTAATTTTGTACTTGATAAATATGTTAAAAAAACTGCATACAAAAATGTTAAAGGAATGGAGCTTGAATATAATAAAGAGAAAAGTAAATTTAATTCACTGTACGGGATGAGTGTGACTAACTTGATTAGGGCAAAAGTTGAATATGATAATACATATGATTGGTTAGAAGAACAAGATTTATGCAATGATGAAATAATAGAATTATTAAATGATGAAAAAAAGAAAAGCTTTTTATCGTTCGCGTATGGTGTATGGGTTACTGCATACGCAAGAAATAATCTACTTAGAAATGTTGTAAAACTTGATGAATATGTCGTGTATTGCGATACTGACAGTATTAAATTATTACAGGGATATGACAAGTCAGTGATTGAAAAATACAACGATTCTGTATTAGAAAAGCTTAAGAAAGTATCTTATATACTTTCAATAGACTTAAAAAAATATATGCCAGCTGACCGAAAAGGGATTGAACACCCTCTTGGTGTATTCGATAGTGACGGACATTATCAAGAGTTTATTACACAAGGGGCGAAAAAATACGCTTATAGACAGTATGAAAATATATACGGATTTAAGAAAAATTATCAGTTTAAAAAAGAAAATGAACTACATATTACAGTATCGGGAGTGCCCAAAAATGGTGTTAAAGCTTTAAAAAATGATATTAGTAATTTTAAAGATGATTTACTATTTGAATATAAAGATACAGGAAAGAATCTGTTATATTATTGTGATAATCAACAGGAAGTTGACTTGACGGATTATCAAAACAATACAGTACATGTACAGGATTTAAGCGGCTGTTGTATTCTTCCTACTTCGTATAAACTTTCTAAAGCTTTAGAATATGCAGAACTTGTAAATGATAGTAGCAAAAGAGCAAAATTTAAGGAATGAGGTGATTAACATTAAACAGGATAATATTCATTATAACATAGATACACTTGCTTCTAAAAATGCCCTTTTCAATCTTTTGTTAGGTGAAAAGAGCGGCGGCAAGTCATATCAAGTTAAACATAAAATGGCGGTTGAACACTTTTTAGAAACAGGACAACGCTTTATACTTTTACGAAGATGGAAAGATGAAGTCAAAAGTGACAAAATAGAGCAGTACTTTTCTGACGTAGATATCGAAAAATTAACTGATGGAAAATTTAATTGTACGACATTTTGGAGAGGAGGTATATATCTATCGCACTTCGATTCTGAAACTTTTACAACAACAAAAGGTGTGAAAATGGGATATGCTATAGCACTATCACAAGAACAGAATTACAGTTCGGTGTCTTTTCTTGACGTAGATAATATCATATTTGAAGAATTTATGAGTAGAACTGCTTACATAGCGAACGAAGCTAACAAGCTGATGATATTCTACGATACAGTAGATAGAAAAAGAGGAAAAGTACGGCTGTGGCTAGTTGGAAATACAATAAGTCGTGTATGTCCTTATCTCCACGATTGGAAATTAAGTTCTGTTATAAGGGATATGCGACAGGGTGATATAAGAACTTTAGATATCAAAACTGAAAATAACTCTATTAAGCTTGCGATTGAATACTGTAGAGAATCTAAACAGAAAAGCTATGCGATAGGTTCTGCGGCAAGTATGATAAGTGGTGGAAGCTGGATGTCCGAACCACAACCCCACTTACAGGAAAGTATTAAAAAATATAAACCTGTACTGCGGATAGTATTCTGCTATGCTGATTTTAAATTTTTAGCAACTTTATACACTAATACAAAAGGTGTACTTGTATGGTTTATATGTCCGAAGTATACAGAAATTAAGAAAAATACTATAATTATAGGTTTAGTAGGAGAAAGTGTATATTATAATAAAAATATATACAATCTTGACTATAGAATAAAAAATAATATAAGGGAATTAATATATAAGACTTTTGTTGAAAGCAATATCTTTTATTCAAACGACTTATGCGGTACTGACTTCAAGCAGTGTATCGACTTTGCAATTAAAAAGTGAGGTGATTACTATTTATAATTTTAAGAAAAAAGAAATTGAATACAGATATTTAATCACACTAGCTAAAGATTTATGTGTTTATGAATACATAAAAGATAAAATAAGCATAGAACAGACATATGATGAAAACCAGAAAATAATAATTGAAGAATATAAAAGGAGATATGATTGATATGAGAAATAGTATTATTATATTAGCTAAAGGCATAAAAATGGATAAGGGATATAAGAACGTATTAAGGTATTCAGCTGATGGAATGTTGGAATTATTAAGAAGTGAGTCACACCTTGTTAGTTCATCAAACAATTATTCATTTATCAGAAAAAGTGGAACTATTAACACGGACTTTACATATCAGCAGTGCTTACAGGCAAATTACATAGCATTTCAGAATCCAGATTATTCTGATATGTGGTTCTTCGCATGGATAGATGACGTGATATATCGTTCTGACAGATGTACGGAATTGAGATATACAGTAGATGTTTTTTCGACTTGGTGGGATTATTGGACTAGAGCAACATGCTTTGTGGAACGTGAACACCCAGAGAATGACAGCTTCGGTGCTAATAATCTTCCAGAACCTATATCTGTAGACGATTATATAGTACAGGAATCTAACAATTTAAGTGTTACACCTAACAAGATTGCATTTCTTTTCACCGAAGCAAGAAAAAGTGATAGTACAGTTGAGAATCCTCAATATGAATCGCCGTATGAAGCATATGGCGGCACAGCACCCTTTATAGGAAACTTACCGATGACTTTGTGGCGCGTGCGTGCTGATTTAACAGCAAGTGGTGTTAATGAGTTAATGAGTTATTTTTCTAATTATGTAAATGAGGGAAAAGCTGGCGACTTAGTGGGTATTTTTTCGTATAACGACAATACTGGCATAAGTGACGGAATTAACAAAGCACACTTGACCGATATAGGCGGCTATATTCCAAAATATGCTAAAACTTTACAATATCCTTTTACAAAAATAACTCTATCTAATCAACAGGGCAGTTCAGTTGAATTGAGAGCCGAAGATTTTGACGGCAACGTGCAATTTAAAATTGCTAGTACTAATAATTATAAAGGACAATCTATCTGCTACCCAGTGCAGTATAAGGGAATAGAACGTAATACCGACTTCGGATTATTGATAGACAACTACCCAACAATCCCAATGACTGTTGACAGCTTTGCAACGTATCTTGCTCAAAATAGCACTAATATAGCGTTATCTGCTGTCAGCGGTGCTGTCGGTACTGTTACTTCTGTTGCGACAGGAAATCCTCTTGCGGCACTGGCTGGTGTGGGTTCTATGATAAACACGTTTGGCAATATAGCTACTGCACGAACTAAACCCGATAGTATGAGTGGAATGGCTAGCAGCAACTTAATCAATATGCTGTTAGAAAACTTCTATTTCCTTATCGAATTTAACACATGTAAAAGAGATATAGCAGAAATGACAGACAGCTTCTTTGATATGTACGGATATACGACTAATAGAGTTAAAACACCGAACTTAGACAGTGCTAGTCATAATTATGTTAAAATATCGTCAGATTCTAACATTGGTTATGGTTCTGTACCGAGCGAGTATATGGATATTATCAATAACGTTTTCAGAAATGGTGTAACATTATGGAGTTCGCATGATGGACTAGGAAATTATTAATTAAAAAGTGAACTGAGTTCAAATAAATTGAACTCAGTTCACTTTTTTTAAAGTGCTACCCATGCACCATTTTTATATATTTGTATGCTGTCGAATCCTGTACTTGCATATCGCTTAATAATAGTACCCTCATTTTGAGGTGCTGTTGATAGCTGAAAACAACCCTCTAAGTTTATTATTTTATTTGCTGACGTTCCATTCTTGAAATTAACAAAAGTACCCTTAATATTATTATCAAGATATATATTTTTTACAAATACAGCTGTTGATTCATCGCCGTTTAAAGAACTTAAAAGTAAACTTGTTTTTAAGATACAATTCCTTATTTCATAATATCCACTAGCAGAGCCGTCATAAGGGGTGCTGTTAATAGTACTATCCAATATAATTAATTTAACACTTTCCTGTTTTGTAGTTCCTATTAGATACTTGTTAATAACACTTTTATTAATTTCTATTTCCTTGTAGTATGCTCCAAAGGCAATAATTAACTGCTTATCTATTGTCATATCATTCAATTTAAGTATCACATTGGTATTGCAATTATCTGGAACTGGATTCAATACGCAATCCTGTATATAGGAATTGCTGTTAGTTTTCATATTACATTTATAAAATTCAAGCTTACAATCAAGAGAGCCGTTAAAAAAACCTATAACTGGATTGGTTGAAGTTGTTAATAAATCGCAATCATAAAACTTAACATCAGCTTTTATATAGCTAACAAAAAGAGGTCTTACCGCACTGTTTATCTGACAGTTCTTAAAAGAAATATTAGAAAAAGTTGGTTCTCCGTATGATATCTCTGTAAAAGATACAATGTTTGTTAATCTAACACCATTATCGGAATTAATTTTACAATTAGTTATAGTAACATTTTCTATAAGATTATTTGCTTTGCCGTATATTCTAATTCCAGCATAACCACTACAAATAATATTGTCGATTTTAACATTAGATATAATATGTCTATTACCCTCAATAGCATTTAGTGCTATAAAATCATCTCCTGTCGTTCCATTAACATTAGAAATGTTAATATTTTTAACACCACCATTTATGTGAACACCATCCGAGGAACCTATCGTTACATCATTATTGATTAAAATATTTCTTATATCAATATTATTAGATTCATTGCTGATAGAATCGCCAATCAGTATAGCATATTTATCTGTTTTAAGTTTAAGATTACTAATACTAACATCATTAACACCATGAAAAGATATTCCTATTGAATTAGAATTTATTTCAATATCGTTAATTTCCACATTGTTTGTATCTGTTGTATATAACACATAATGATTCAAGTAGTTGTCACTAAAATCTACATTTAATAGAATAGTTCCGCCACCGAAAATATGAGTATTACTTTGTAAAATCAAAGGTTCTGATATCAAATATTTTTTTGATAAATTAACATTTTTAAATGCTAAAGCTTTTTTAATAGCGATTGTATCATCTGTCAGTCCATCGCCTTTAGCACCAAACATCTCGGGAGTATATATACCACTTAAGTATATATTAAAAAGTCCACTTGTTATTAATTCATCAATTTTATTGTTTATTTCTTCCTGTACGTCAAGATTTTTAAAGTAATTTTTTACATAATTGTACAACGTGATAAAATTCTGTTCAAGGTGTGCGATATTTGTATTCTGCTTATTGTTATTATCAATAATATTATTTAAGTATTCAACAACTTTGCATAACAACTGATAGTTAGTGACAGCGTCAAAATCTGCTTCGATAAATGGGAAGTTCTGTAACACGCATAATTTAAAAGGTGTTAAATTGTTCATTTTAGTATAGTCGTTATTTACGTTTAAATTGCTCATTGATTACCTCACTTTCTTTATACAAGTCCATAGAATAGTGAATCTAAGTCTTTATATATCATATTCCATATATTTGTATATTCTGTCTGATATTTTAATAGTATATCTAATTCATTGTCCGCGGTTCGTGTGACAATTTCTTTAATCGTTTTATTGTCTGTTGAATTGCTAATGTTTTCGGCTGTGTTAGTCGTATTAGTTAAGCTTTTTGAACTACCATTCGTATTAGATGTGCTGTCATTGACTGTATAATCATATTCAGATATATATTCACTGTTTTTCACATCATCAATTTGACCTTGCGGCACATCTGACTTGCTGTCGCTATTTGTCATATTGACTATGCTGTTAGAATCACTACTTGATGTATTATCATTTTTTCCTGTCGCAGTAGTATTTGTTGTATTAGCGGAAGTTGTCGTATCTGTATATTCACGTGTAGTTGTGCCACTCTTAAAAATATCCCAGTTAATCTGACTATCCCACAACATATTGTATTTTGGCATTATCTCATTAAGCTTATTTTCAAGCATAATTTTAAAGAGTGTTACTGTATCGTAATTAATTCGCCGCATAAGATAATGATTTAATATGTTATGCTCGAATGTTTCACGAGAAACATTCTGTGTGAGTGGGTAGTTAAAATCAAAAAGCTTAACTCTTGCGTTCTGCCACATATTAGTGATTTTAACAGTATCAGTATTATTAAAATTAACGATACTTTGCATGATACTGTATAAAGTTGGCGGTAGGTCATTCCCCTGTTGGCATATCGGATATATCAAAGTAATCACCTCTTTCAGTGTTTAGATTAACTGGCATGTCGTCATAGAAAGCCCAGTCCACGTCTATATTAAATTTTTCTTTAAGTTCTTGCTTCCACTTGTCACGTGGATATGCAGTTGCGTATCTTCCTATTATCGTACCACCTTGACTTGCCTGTATTTCATCTGTTATTAATCTTTCTTTTTTCTGCACTGTTAATGATGTTACACCTATCAGTCTTAAAAACTCACTCCATATTTCCTTTTTATGCTCATTCACTTTGTCTGAAATGTAAGGAGCTGGTGCAAGAATTGTATTCATATTTTCGATAACATTATTTTTAAAGGCAAGTACTTCATTTTCGCAACTATCAATATTATTAATAATATTCTGTACTGTCATTTTATTGTCGTTTGAAGTAGTAAAAAATCTTGGTGTTTTTTGCTGTGATATGTTAATATCCATTGTACGAACGTCAAGCGCTATTCTTTCCGCGTATTGTTCTACGTCATAAATCAAAGGGTACTTTCCTGTTGTATCATATAGCAAAACAAATTCTTCTGTGCTTAAGATTTTTGACCTATAGCCATTCATACCATAGCATTGAATTTTTGTCGGTCTGCCGTAACAATCCAGTACTCCGACATTAAAAAAGGGAAGTATCAAATGCCCCAGTATTTCATCTACGAAGCTTGCCACAACACCTCTATTAAAAAGAACCTTATTCACATATGACATGTCAATATACGTGCTTATACCTGTATATTTTACTCTGTTTTGAGTGATATTAAACATCTGACGGCGGTACATATCTAAGGTTTTAAGATTATTAAGCTGTGTATTTATTCGCTTACGTGCCAATTTATTTCACCTCATTTCTAAATTATCACATGCAAGAGGTGTGTTCTTGCATGTGATATAATAATTTAAAGTACTGTGATAGAAGCTTTTCCTGTTACTGTTTTGTTATAGATAGAAGTAGCTGTAACTTCTATCTGTGGTGTACTTGCAGCTTTACTCACTGGATAATCTTTTGCTATAGTTAAAAGTCCACTTTCATTAATCTTTGCTTTTCCATCTTCTGCTCCCTTAGTTATAGACCATGTTACAGCTTTATTTGCGAATCCAGTTGTTGTGACACTTGCTGTTAACTGTAAGCTTAAGCCAGCTGACAAACTTGATTCGCTTGGAGATACAGTAACAGCTGTTACAGTTGGTGAGACACCAGCTGTGAAAACAACTCCGTTCTCAAAAGGACTTGTTGACTTAACACCCCATATGTGAAGATAGTGATTGTTCTTTAGAGTTGTAGGATTATAAAACTCGGTCTGCTTGCCTACAGATGAATTATCCATGCCATAGTAATAGTCCATGAACCACTCACGAGATATGATAACAGCTGGTACATTTGACAATGCCTGTATTTCTTCACTTGTAAATGGCACGTACTGTTCTTTCAGAACTTCTAAAAGTCTGTCTGTATCGTGGTTTCCGAATCCGTCACAAAGTACTGCACGTGCTTTAAAGTCCGCTTCGTCTCTAAAAAAAGAAGTTGCTAAAACTTCCGTAGACATAGCGGCTTCAAAATCAGTATTAAGAATAAACATCTGATTATCAAAAGAAGTTGCACGTCTTATGCCAGCTGGATTATAATTCGGACTTCTGAACGTCATTTTATTAGATATTGACTTCATATCACTAACACGTTCTCTTGCTGTCTTAGTGTCGAAGTCCTCTATCTCAACACTTGTCATTGTTCCGTCAAGAATACGTCTACATAACTGGTACTTGTCTATAATATATTCATCATATATTTTAGACTCCCATAACATACTAACAGATTCTTCGATGAATGTTAAAAGACCGCCCTCGGTTTCAAAAGCCATAGCAAGCTGTTCATCAGAAGTAGTTGTCTGATAATACACCTGAAAATTTATATTATGCAAATAGTTAAGTACGTTAGGCACTTCTGTTTCTAAGAACTTAGTGACATTATTAACATTTTCATTGTATGAGTGTACATTGCATAAATCTAAGATAATTTCTCTAATTGTCTGCCCTCTTGTAAGAGTACCTCGAACCGTAAAATCCCATGGATTCTCCCACCTGTTTCGCTTAATCACTGTCAAACCGATTATATTAACTGTATTAATGAAAGCATTTCTATATCTTTCATTATCTATGATTAATTTTCCGATTGGGCGAATGTCCTGTCCCTGTACTGGTAGGTCAATTTCTGCTGATAAAATTGGATTCTGATTGATAATATAGCTTAATAATTCTGCGTTGCTTGATACTTTTAATACGTTTTTACCTGTCATTTTTAAATCTCCTTTACATCAATTATTTCATCTTTGTTTTCTGTGATATCTTCTACAATATCTTTCTTTACTTCACCAGACAGAAAGCGTTCTTTATATCTTGCCTTAAGTTCTTCTGCTTCGGCTTCAAGACTTGCGATATTAGCTTCCATTTCCTTTTTTTCTGCTTCATATCGTGCCTTGTATTCTTCATTGACATCTTCACTCCAACTGTCAGTTATATCTTCCATGAAAGATATTTTTTCGTCATCAGAAAGTGAACTTTCATTCACTTTTTTAATTAATTCTTCTTTGCTAATAACTGCCATTTTTAATTCCTCCTGTTAACTATATCCTGTGCGGCTTCGTACTCTTCTAAAGTGTAGCCATCCTGTGCAGCTCGTTCTGCTCTTGTATCTCTGCCGTTGCCGTAAACACCATTTTCTAACTTATCAGCCAGTTCTTCAATACGACCACTGTTGTCGGTTTCTTCTGCCGTGTCCTCACCTCTTAATAGTACTAAACAATAATCATTGAATACTGTTAAGTTGTTAGTTTCTGTAATGTTAATTAATTTGTCAGAATACGTCGGGTCAGTAGCATATCCGCAGTTGTAAATTTCCTTACATTCGTCGACCCAATCAACGGCTTTTGTAGCGGCTCTGTATCGGTCATTTTGCATTAAGTCATAAAAGCCCTGTATTGCTGTTGCAGCGTTTGGATAACATTTAAAACTATCCTGTATATTAATATAAGTACCATCAATATACTCTGTTGTATCAGATACGAAACCATCGCCTTTAATTCCAAACAGTGTTTTAGCGTTAACATTCCATCCACTTTCTAGTGCAGCTTGTGCTATGCACGTTGACGGATAGATGACGTGTTCACCACGTGTCATACGCTTAATGTATTCATTACATACAAGAGGTGCTATCTCATTAACAAAGCGGTCAACGTGTTCTCTCCCTGTATTTACGATTGGAAATTCCATTCTTTCATTCTCCTTTCAAAATATCATTTACTTTTCTATTAAGCAAATCAATCGAGTTTTTTATCACGCTGGGGATAGGTATTCCCATCAACCCAGCTGATTCGATTATACTTAATATTTCCTCGGCGATTAATGTTACCTCACAAGCGTACATAATATAATTAATATGAAGAGTAACATCAATCTGATGTGCTACTGCGACTATTAGAAGTATTCCTATTTTCTTAAATACTCCTTTTCGCATTTCATTACTACTAAGTCCGCCTGTTTCGGTTTTAGGACTTCGCTTAAAGATTGCCGCTGTAATTAATCCGCAGATTAAGTCTATTAATATTAATATTAATAGTGTTTTTAGTTCATCATTTACAGAACCATACAAAGCTGTGATAAAGGCAGTCCATGAAAAACCAACGGCTGATGTTATTAATGTTTTTAGCTTAATAAATAATCAACTCCTTTTCTTTATTATTTGTTTATAAATTAACACTAACAGACTGCTGTGTCAATCTGTTATTGTTAATTTCTGCTAATTACAATACTCTGTATATACTAATAACCTAAAATAATCATCTGGATTCTTTATAATAATTTTCTTAATTGCTTCTAAATCTTTTAGTCTTTTTTCTTTGCTATAGCCTTTTAAAGTCCACATGCTTAGTATTTGTTTAATATTTATTTTCATATTAACACTCACTTTCTTATATTAATTCTATCTTATCAGATACAGTTCTCCAATAGAAAAGTCTGTTATCAGCTGTTACTATGAAACTTTTGTGCAATATGCTATTACTTTCTTTTAAGCTAAATATCCAACAATTAACAACTTTTCCATCAATATAATCAACTGTATAATCTTCAAGTGTTGCATTTGAATATAGATAATTAATAAACTCTTTAACTGTTGTATTTCTTATTATCTCTTCTGTTGACCTCATAAAGTTAACCATGTATTTATCATCATTTTCATGTCTAAATCTCATCTCATTCACCTTTTCCCTTTCATCTTTCAATATTCTGTTGCCCTTGTCTTTCGACACCATTATATTAACACAACGCTAAGTGTAAGTGGTGTACAAACTGTAAACAATTTATGAACAAATTATGAACAGGATTGTTAATAAATGTTAACGTGTTGCATATAATAGAAGAAATGCAATTTTGAATAAATCAGACATTATTATTTTCGCTTTAATGCTTTAACGCTTTAATACTTTAGTGTGTTAAAGCGATTTAATTTTTGAATAAATCGGACATGGTTGTGTAACTAACATGTTAGTTTTCATCTGACTGACATGTTAGTGTCGTGACTGACATGTTAGTTTTGTGCTACTGACATGTTAGTTTTGTGCTACTGACATGTTAGTTTTGCTTTAACACTTTACCACGTTAAAGGGGTAATAGATTAAATTGTGTCTAAATTGTGTCTAC